AGCAGCACGCAGAGGGATATATTTGTTTTGACAAATAATTAAAATTTACATCAATAACACCATAATTAAATAAACATTATAAATATATCATCAAATATAAACAGAGTAATAAGAGCCATGGATCAGTACAAGTCATACGTTGGTAAAGTCGATAGGGAGATGGTAATGGATAGACATTCGGACAGAGTTTATTCTAGAATGACGTCTTGTACAAGGGTTCATGCCAGAATAAATGATATCAAAAAGCAATTAGATAAGAGTTTGACACCTGAAGAAGGTGCAAATCTGTATCTTGAGGTTAGGTCTCTTAGGCATGATAATTGGTGTGAGTTTATAAATGAAACATGTAAGATAAGAGGGGCTGTTATAGAAGACACTAAAGTTGGTGAATTTGTAAGGGAGTATATTAGTAATGAGGTCAATGTGCCTGCTGAGATTTCCAACAAAACGCCTGATATACTAGTACTTGGTAACAACCAAAATGTTGTCTATCTGGGAGATGTATCAGTGTCCATAAACCCATCAGTGGCTAGGGCTAGGAAGCACGAAAAATACCTACCGATCAAGAATTACCTGAACAGTCTAGGAATAACAGTACAGACCTTATCATTTAATGTTAACGAAAACTGTACGAATCTAGCATCAGAGATAAATCATTTAGTCAGACATGATTTTATTGAGAGTCATCCTGATACAGTTGCATTATATGAGACATATTCCATTGCGTGCAACAGCTTGATGCTGTCCATAAGAGAGGTTGTGGATGACAAAAAAGCAATGCAAGACATGATTGACAGAGCAGATAATATTAAGTTTGATAATCCCATAATGCCTGATATACCGTTTGAAATACGTAGCAGTGTAGACTTGGAGTATGTGCCCACACTTAGTGAGGATGAATTGATAGAAATGATTAAGGCTGAAACTGATATAAAGCATAATGGAAAGTACTTTTCAAAGAATATCAGTGACAGTATTGATGCTATAAATAAGATAGTTGACAATAATGCTAACATCTCTCATATGGCCCCTAAGAGCACACTTAAGGTTGTTGACAACTCATATGACCTGAATGTGGAGACTGACTTAAGTTTGATAAGAGATTATGTTGACGACATACTGAATGCAGATGATTCTAATGCTAAAGAGTTAGTGCTGCATTTGCTTCCTACTTTGACACAATTAGATATGATGAAAAAAGCAGGTGATAAGAAAATGACACACACTGAATGCAAGCAAGATCAGGAGATGAAAGCAAATGGGGTTTTTGGCAAGTATCAGTATAAAATTCAGTCTACTTACTGCAGCTCATTAGTAAACAAGTATAAAGCTGAGATTGTTAAAGGTAAGAAAGATCCTAATGTTAAGAAAGAACCATCCACTATCAATCTAAGTTCCATAGAAAGTTACCACAATTTTATAAGTAATTCCATAGATTATTATGGAAGCTTATCAAAAAAACCTCAAGTACTTTCCGATGACTGGGAGGCTGCAACAAAGTTTGAAAATGACTCCACGATATTAGAAAAAGAGATGTATGACTATACAATAAGAACCAATGGAGCCCAGTTATGCCAATCAATGGCCCATCTGTATGACAGAGTGTCACATCTAAGCACATCATTGAGTATAAAAGATAATGTGTTCATACCCCCTAATGGATCATTCATTGCTGTTATTCCTGGTAATCATGCACCAGTGACATCAAAGAATGTTGATCTTCCATTTATATTCATCACTAGATGTAATAAAGAGAAAGTTCTTCATCACATAGAACATGAGCATTATTTTGAAAGTGACAAGTTTGGTTATTATGTGTCTAAATTGTGTAGACTCAATGTTGATAAAATGTCTAACTGGGCAAATGCAAGTTTCAAATTGATATCTACTGCAAGTTATTTACTATCAAAGAGCAGAACACTTCAAACTAGTAGGACTAAAGTCATTGGGACTCTGACTTACTTTATACTTGATGTACATCAGAAAACTTCCGAGTATCTAGATTTATTCAAGTACATATCATTTATGCCATTTGCAGATATAAGTCGTCTGCCCAATTTAATTTCAGATAAGATGGATCTCCTTATGAAAACTAGAATGGATGGTTGGATGTTGCACCAATTAAAATGGTTCATTAGAGAGCTAGGAGATAAATCAAAGCTTAATGCAGTGAAACCTGTGATAAAAAAGTTCAACACTGACATCGTGTCTTCTAGTTTAGGCATAACAATGTGTTTGCCAAGTTTCTGCAACCCAGATTTGAGATATAGGAAGCCAGAGGACTTTATTGAAGAGATTAATGTGATGAATACAGTTCGTCCTAAGCACCTGTATGGCTCACAGTTCATGGATAAATCTATAACTCAGACTTGTGAATGGAATGATGAATATAGTGCAGAAGTTATTAAATTTGGTGATTGGGCAGTCAATGGATGTGGAGATGGCTCATTTCCATTTGATTCTAAATTCTGCTATTCTTCTGATGCCATCTATTATGCCGAGCAGTCTATAGTTAAAGAATATTCTTTGTCGAAGTCAAGGGTAGAACAAAAATTAGGTTCATCTATGTACTCTGGCTATATGCATAAGAACTGCAACCTTAGAGGGTGTACTAAGAATAAAAGTGATAGATCAAATGCTGCAGATATACATACCACATCACTAGAGGCATGCCTCAGAGAATATGAGAGGCAGAACTTTAGGGATGAGAAATGCACTGCAATAGCATTTGGRATACGTCAYATAATGTCAGGTGATGTCCAACAGTACTCGATGTCAGAAAAGGATCAAAGAGGTGGAGGAAGGCCTATAGCAACGCCTACTATAGGCACAAAAGCAGCTCTGATGCTTATAGAGAAACCAGAAGCTGCAAAGGGGCATCACATGTTAAATAATATAATAGTCGGTGGGAAGAACAAACTTAGAGAGCAGTGTGAGACTTATAAGTCTGCCATATCAGAAGGTACCAGAAGAGGTTATAAGATGGTTTTTCAACTTACAGAAGATCAGACGAAATATTCTGAAAATGACAATACTAGAAAGTTCTTAACATATGTCAAGTGCAACAAAACATTGAGTCCAGATGTTAGAGCACTGCAGCTCAAGGTCCTTGAAAATATGATAGGTCGYGAACACTTGATTAAAAGAATGCCCATATGTGTTAAAAGCAGTCAAGCTTTATCTAAATACATTATAGATAGTAGTGACAGTYTGGGTGTTTCTGCGTACATTGGATGGCCTCAAGGAATGCTTAATTTTATATCTACCAATGTACACTGTGCAGCTGATATATGGATAACAAAGGCATACAATAAAGCATACCCTAACAGCAATGTGTATACGAAGGGTCTGGTCCACTCTGATGATTCATGGGTAGTTGTATGCTGCAATTCTGTTGACGATTTTGAGAGATTCACAATCTTCAGGATGCTAGCAAAAAAGATGTTCTGTCTGAAGCTGAATGAGAAAAAACTGTGGGGAAGCCGTTACATGGGAGAATTGGTTTCTAATTACAATCTTAATGGCAATGTTCACCTGTCTGTTGGCAAGATGCTTGCTAATAGCTTCGGAAACCTTAGTTTCCAAAATTGGCCAGTAGATGTTCATAATCAAATATCATCACTTCAGCAGTGTTATAGAAATGGTGCTGGATTGGGCATAATTATCATGCTTGCAACATTGTTGAAGCAGCAGATGGTGAGAACATATAATGTGAAGGGAAGCCAACTGGAGAATTTAGGAGTATTACCAATAGAGCTTGGTGGGTACCCCAGTTGYTCAGCATTTGAACTAGCTGTGACAGGTGTTACATGTTATTATAAAAAATTGTTGAACATATGTAGGATGAAGCCAGATTCAATAACTAGTGATTGCATAACTAAATGTTTGTTATGGTCCATTAAACGAGTGAGTATAAGTGAAGAACATGTGAAGGTAGACAACAAATCTAAAGGTAGGCTTGAGTATTACTCCAAACTTAAAGACAAGACCCTTGAGTGGTGTGAAGAAGATTATGTGGATCTGTCTATACCGAGTCGAGGCAATGTTTTTTCAGCATTAACACATATATTGCCTAAATCAAGAAAACTGTCCAAAACACTTAAATATATCGATACGATAAGAGACAAATTCCCTACGAATGGACTAGAGCTGATTGTCACAAAACCATTGTCATTGTCTGAAAGTTTAGGACATCTATGTGCACAGACAACTGGAATGGTGTATGAGCTAGCTGCAGATAAATATAGCTCAAGCACTAGGCGCATGGCAATTAGCCAGATGATACAGTCGACTGGTAAAGTTATAAAAATTAAAGGAATGATACCTATGACGATAAATGAGTTATTGAACTTTATAGAGCTTAGTGAAATGGAAAATAAGTTGGACATAGACATACTAGCAAGTGCATTCTCAGATGATAATGATGTAGTAGGCATAACAAATGATATAGTGTATCACTCGACACACGAGATAGCAGATGATGATAAACGTAAGATTATAACAAAGATGCCATTTATAGATGACAAGTTTAATACAATTGGAAGATTTAGTGATGTATTGCTCAAGATAATAGATCTTGAAAGCAAAACTGACATGTTATATAAGTATTCAAAGCCAAATGTTTCTGACGAAACTTTAGTTGTAGATGCTATGAACCTCATGAGAGTCTTTAAAAGTTATTTCAAGTTTTATGAGGTGAAGGCTGCATGTAGTTTATTAGCACAGCAGTACTTTCAAACTCTAAAGGCTAGGTTATGGACACAACCTCATATGAGGTCTGACTGCCTCACGAATTTCTTATGTGATCTATATGGAAAGACTATATCAAATGATAAAAACTATAGAGTGTATATACATGTAGGACGATCATACGAGAGGTCACATGACCAAGATATAACACGAACTATATATTTCACAGATGTACTTAATCACATTTATCATGGTAAATTCATCATTGAAAGTGTTGGTGAAAGGAGCATTGGTGATGTCATAAATGATATAGATTACACTAAATTGAATGATGATGACATGCTTAAGTATTCCATAATACAGCAACTTCATAACTACAATGATGATTATTTGCGGAAAATGCATTCTGCTGGTGGCTATAGAGATAAGTGGGAGATTGCACAACGCAGAATTGGTCGAGTTTACAAAGGAAAGTTCTCTGCATTATGCTCACTAGGCCAAGTGGTAGTAAGAATATCTGGTGAAGAAGGTGATCTCAGCATAGAAAGTAATAAGACTGATGTAATTGCTATAATGCATATCATGCAGAAATTTGTCCAAAAGAACTTTTCTTATAGTAAATATAACATACATGGTTCTTGGGGAGAAAGTCCATTCTGGCGAAGTAAAAACCAATTTTCCACTCACTACTTGACTTACTACAACAGGATAAGCACTGTGATAACCAGTGAGAGAAAGCTGTGTTCAATACCCATTAAAATAGACAGTAGCTTGTCATACGGCGAAGAGCCAATTGGGTCCATAGTTGATGGATTCAGCTTTGACAACATGTTACGCGTAGTTTATGTGATAGTTAATGGAAGTAAATACAAGTTTCTTACTGCTAGACAGAATTTTACATTGCCATGTAGAGATGAGATTAATCTGGAGATGAATTTTATACAAGGGTTTGACTGCAGGAAGTTGTACAGCACTGGTGCTATAGAACACCTCGTCCTGGATAGTTCACATAATATAAGTAGTAATGTCATTGCATCTCTTCTTGAAACTGGATTCAACACAATAAACAGTGAACCAATAGGCCAGATGCTAACCAATCTAATATCAACTATAAACAGAAGACAGTACCTTAAATACATACAATCTAGCATAGCTCAAGAAGAAATACATGAAGTAGTACTTGAAGGTGTAACAGTAAAAGAGGTAGTTGACATAGATGAGACAACTAGTCCTGAAGACCTTGGTTGCATAGATATAGAATATGTAGAAGGAATGCGTGAGAGGTCATCTGGTATATGTAGAGTATTAGACATCAAYAGAGTGCTTTGCATGGCTTAYATAGGAAAGATAAGCACTAAACAGGTCGAAAGTGTGATATATCATCTACTCCACAACGAATCAATGATAGACTGGGCGAAACATGTAATGAGTGCTTATGAGCCAGATCCAGCAATCTATTTTGATTACCTAGACACATTAAGCAGTTACAGAGGATCATCTATAAGCCTACGAACATATGCATTCATAATAAGTAGTGGCCTAAATGTTACTGACACGTGGCTAGACTTAGATATAATTAACATTGCTAAGCTGACTGATGAGGTTGACCATTCTCAGTACTTAAAGAAGATAAGCCAAGAGATCGTAGAGGTTAATGCAGAATTTCATGGGTTCACAGTCGAAACGAAGCAAAGCCTGGCTGACCTTGTTCGTTGAGTGTTACTAAGTTAGGATGGATGATTTATATTTACATAAGTACAGATTCATAACCCTCAGCATGCTGCT